TGTGCTTTTTCTAAATCTTCTAATGGCTCTCCTTTAAATTTATATCTTGAAACATATTTCAAAACATTTCCTTTTAAGTATCCATGGTACTCATCACTAGTCATACAATCTCGTATAACATCTATAGTTTCTTTCTTACCATGTTTATAATGTGCAGGTGAATTTACATTATCAAACTTAACTTCATTCTCATATGACATATCATTACTATGATCTTTTTCTTTATTGTACATACGTTTAGCTTTATCCCATTTTTCTTGGTTCTCCTTAGTTAGTATCATTTATACTTTCTCCGTACTGTATTATACTCTATCATTTCTAGATCATACTCTCCTTTATTTACATTACGTTTAACTATTAATCCACTCCACCACATTCGTTGGGTAGCCTTAGCATAGTTTTCTTTATGATGCAAATAACATCCTGCAGATAGTCCCATAAGTTTTTTACCAGAAGGTAAGGCACACATGGCATAATCAAATGTATGTATATGACCTACAGTAGATGACACTTTATTTTTTATTAATAAAGAACGAGCAATGTTGTCACCACTAACAGGCTTGCCCATAACACCAGTAGGATAGTTATGGCAATAGTATATACCATCGACCACAATAGGTTTTTGATACTCATGAACTTCCCAACCATACTCTTTAAATTTAAGATCATCTGTACTAATTGTCCCATCAAGTTCTGGTATTTCATCTGTTGTTCTGTCTATCCTATCTTCGTGATTACCAAGTAGCATGATTTTTCTTGGTCGTCTTCCATTAAGACCTTTATTAAATTTACCCAATGCATCATGAGCATGGTCTATATCTTTTTTATATCTTCTGCCTTCAAATGATTTTTTACCTTTATCATAACTAGAAAGTGAATCCATACTTGCAAAGTCACCCATGCATACTATGGTATTTGGTTTCAGATCATGTGCAAATTTGCCTGCCCATAAAAATCTGTCATTGCTTGCCTTTGGAGTACAATGAGGATCTCCTATAACTAGATGTGTTGTCATATTAGTTTAACTCCTTATCACGTTTGTTTTTTAAGTATTCAATAAAATCAATAACATTATCCTCAGTATCAAATTCTGCTATAGAATTGATTGCTAGATTAGATTTATTATTTTTCTTATCATCTGCAAACCCACGGAGTCCATGCATAAATGTTGTCTGGGGATCTGATGTTGCCATTCTAATCATACCTCTAGCAATAGTGGAACATAATTCGTATTGTTCTGTAGTCATTGCTGCTTTACTATCCATTACTATGCCACAAGTAAAACCTTTATCCCAAGGTGTGATTAAAACTTTTATTGAATTTGCTATATCAATTTCTTTTTTCTTTACCATAATTATTTATACCAATATCTTTTATAGTTTTCACTGTTATATTCTACTGCTTTAAATTCAAAGCCTCTTTTCATACTCTTTCTTCCAAATTCTTCTGCATCTTTTTCTTTATCAAAAATCATATTAGTAAACATTCTAAATTCTTTGTCCTCTTTCTTTTTAAATACTACAAAATATATCATAACATATGATAAAGGTGGGAAATAGACCCCTCAATACTACTCCCCACACAGTTGAAATAAAATTCTCTAATCAAAAGTCTCCTCTTTCTTAGGGCTCTCTACTTCAGTATACCAAACCCACTTAGGGTTTTTTGCTTGCGATTGTTGTTGTGGTAACAATTGCAACTTACTTCCCCAACAAGGAAGTTTGTATGGGCAAAATGTACAAGACATGCCCAAAATTTTATTACCTGTCTTCTTAGTTCTAAATGTTTCTTCTATATCATCAAAGCATCTCTTAAAAGGTTCTTTGTTTTTAATAGCTGCTATGTTTTTTTCTGCACTAGCTAATGCTTTAACTCTGTACTCATCATCATTAATAGGAGTTTCACATACTGTCCACTCACCTGTAGATTTATTAACTACAATCCACCCACCAAAAGGCATCTTCTCACTCTCACTATAGAGATATCCTTGAGGTATATATCCAAACGCATCATCCTTTGCAACTTCTTCGAATCCACTTTCAAATTTTTTAGTAAATGAATATGGTGATGCACTTTTAATATCCCACACTTTCTCATTGATCTTAACATCAATCCTGCCTTCAATCTCTGAGTCAGTAAACTTAAGTTTAACTTTTTTCTGTTCATCTTTTATTTCTACTCCTGCTGATTTCATTACAAATATAGCTAATGCTTCAATAAGATCTCCAAAAGTATTTCTCATTTTAACATTGTATGGTTGACCCTCACCCTTTACATTCTTTGCTTCCATTTGTAATTGGCAAAGTGGTCTACCTATACTTGACATTCTTGGTTTAAATGTTCCTTTACGTTTCTCTGAAAACTGTTTGCGTAAGGCATTTTTACATGCCTCACCAAACTCTTCAAGTAATTTATCAGATACTTCTATAGGATCTTTGCTTGCTCTATCCAAATAGTTCTGAACCTTATGAAGAATGTCGCTCATTATTTAGCTAACACTTCAATAGGGTCTTCAACTTGATCTATTACTTTTTTCATATCTTTATCAGATACTTCATAGGTAGATTTCTTAGCAGCTTTATAAAGATCAACTACTTCTGTATTCTCTTTAGTAATAACTTCTTGAAATACTTCTAGTGTTTCTATATCTTCCTTAGACATTTCTAAACCAGCTTCAACATTGACAGCAATCTCTGGTGTGTAATAAACATTACCACCTTTTTTCTGTCTCTTAGTATCTACTGATAGTGTAGTAGTAAACATTAGTTTTTTACGTTTAGTTATTTGATCTAAAGCAGTCCCAACTGGAGAGAATGCTGTACCTGTAACTCTCCATAAAGCAGGTAAATTGGAAACAGTGTGCTCTTCACCATTAGCTTTTACTCCTTTAAATGATAGCAAACCATAGAGTAATCTATAACATCTTATAGTTCTTTGTTCTGCTAACTGCTCTGGTGTTAAGGATTCCCTATCTTTAAATGGAACCTTACCACATTTTACACCACCGAGTATATCTATAGCTTCTTCTTTCCAGCTTTTAATAATTATAGATCTGTTTACATACTCGCTTTTATCTGGATCATAATGCAGATATTGCATTGCACTTATGAACGGTCTAAATGTAATTGGTTTCCCATATACATTCTGACCTACAGAGGAATCAAATGTAAACAAACTACCTACTGGTAATTGATTGCCATCGTCATCTTCTGGTGACCTGTTGATGCCAAGTCTAGGAATATTTACTCCTTTACTTGAACCATCGTCTTGCCCAATAGCTTTCATTATTTGCTCGTTGGACATCTCACTTATATTTGCTATGTTATTTTCCATAGTCCTCCTTAGTTGATTGATTCCTTATACCACATTTTACAGTGTTTGTCAAGTGTTAAATTACAAGTAAGTTATATAATAAATATATTAATACACATGATATAGCTACATTAAATGCAACACTAATAATACTTGCTAACATACTCTAGTATCTCCTTCAGTAATCTCGTATCTTAAGTTTTCCATACGAGCAAACCACATTAAATAACTTTGCAGTTCTTCATTCTCATTTATATATAATATTGTAGGTTTAACATCACACTGTGCTTTTAAATCTTGCAGCATATCATAAGCTTCTTCTTGCTCATCGTCAGCATAATCTTCCCACAACTCTTTATCTAGTAACGGTATTGACATAGTCCTCCTATATTAAAATGGTATACTATCATCATCGTAAACTTCTTTAGTCAATGATGGTATCTGAATTGTTTGCACAAAATAAGATGTTGTGCTTTCATCTTTTGCTTTCGCAACGTCATTAAGTTTATCAGATATATCTAAAGCATCGCTGTAGTTATCCATAACTAACTCAATTGTTATTAGTGGTTTAATGTAGCTAAACCTCACCATCTTAAGTATTAGATTTGTTTGTGCCATTAGACCTCCTCTATTAAATCTACTTCTATATTTTCCATGCCATGTTGCTCTGGCTCATCTTCTCTAGCCTCAAAATATTTATCATCATGAGTTTCAAAAAGAGTTTTAGCATGTTCTTTTGAGTCAGCTTCAACTATTACACTTTCCCAAATATCGGCTGTGTAATTTACTTTATATCGTTTAGTCATTGGTTTACCTCCTTCATATTTAACCAATCATATCCCATTTTGATCTCTGTGTCAAGTGGAACATTAAAGTTTATTCCATAATACTCTTTCAATGCAGGTATTACAGATGCTGTACCCTGGTCAAATTCTTACTCATTACAGCTTCTTCTCCAGGATAAACATCAGCCACAATAGAATCGTGAACTGTGTTAATAAGTAAACTCTTTACCTTTTGCTCTTTCATTAGTTTATATATTTTTATACATGCTAATGGTACAATGTCAGCAGTAGCTAACCCTTGTACAGGATAATTTTTTATTTGTGTACTATAACTAGATCCACCCCAAGGCATACGTTCTGCATATGGAAATGAATACTCCCTACCTGTAGGTAATTTAATTCTTTTAAAAGTTATAGCTTGACTTTGTAATTCCCCATGCCATTTAGTTATATCTTTATATTTTTCTGCAAATGTTTTATAATATTTCTTCTCATCTTCAGTACCTGTTGTACCACCATACAAAGGTTTAAATGTATGTGCCTTTGCATCTTGTCTAGATACACCTATGATGTCAGCAGTAAATTTATGGACATCTATATTATTTTTTATATCTTCCATACCTTGTTTATCTTGTGCAAGAAATACTGCAGTTCTAAATTCTAATTGTGCAAAGTCTACTTCCATTATTTGCCCACCCTCAAATCTAGATTGAATAACTTTACGTATAGGAAATGTACCACCTCTTGGTTGGTTTTGAAAGTTAGGATCACGACTTGATAATCTGCCTGTGGCTGTGACAGCTTGCATAAACTTAGGATGTAGTAATCCATTAGCATTTGTAAAGTTTTGTAATCCTTCTACAAAAGTATTTAAGTAAGTAGAGATAGCATTGTGTCTGATTATAGAATTAATAAATTCTCTAAACTCTCCTTCAGCTTCTCCTGCAATTTTATTTAAAGTTATTCTATCTGTCTTAAATCCAGAGTCAGATATATCATACACACTTCTAGGTCTTTGATTAAAGCCTGCAAGTTTAGCCATATTAGCATATGTAAATCCTTCTCCGTAGCATTCATCACACTTAGTATATTTTTTATAAGGTGTACCATCAATTTTAATTTTCTTAATTACACCTTTACCTATACAATGTACACATTGGCTAGCCATAGTTCTATATATAGGCTCAGAATTATTGGCTACTAAATTTCTAAACTGTGTAAAAGAAAACTTAGGTCTCTTCTTATTTTTCTTTGTAAATTTATCTATACCTGTATTAAATATCTTTGCCCACTCATGTTTATCTTTGGGTTTTTTAGAATAGATTAACCACGATAATTGCTCTG